GGAGGACCAACGCGACAGCCATGGCGCCATCATGCTTTTCGGCGTCAGAGAGTTTGTCCGTAGTCAGGAACTTATGAATCATCCACAAGCAAGCCAGATTCATTGTGTCGGAGGATACGTGCCGGTGGGTCACGACTTCTGGGAGGGCATGAAGATCGTCCTCGAGGGAATCCTCATCCACATCCATCACTTCATCAAACCATCGGTTCCGGTCTTCGTCCTTAAAACGCACGGGATCGACACCCATGAGGTTGCCGCCGAAGAATGAGATGTGGGCATCGTTCTTATTGACGAACTGCTGTTCGTAAGTTTGCACCTTCCGCAGCATCTTCTGGTCAAAGACCATGTGCTCACAGTGGTGCTCAAAGACCGACTTGATATTTCGTTTAGCCGGGCTACCTGAGTAAAGACTTTCCATTGGAGTGATCCGCCAGGAGGTGTTCGGGAGTCACAAGATAACAATCAACTTTGTTTGAATCATACATTTTCGACCTGATTAACCAACACAATCGCCCGGGGAGGGCATCGACATGGACGCAAACCAAGTAGGGTATCGTTACCAGCTACGCGCCGGTGAAGACCAAGATTGTGACGATTGCAACAAACGTGCGGTGGTAAGGATCACTGAGAAATCCGGCCTCGGCACGTCGTTCGGCTATTACTGCAAATCGTGCATGCCTGAACCGGCTAGCACTCCCGCTCCACAGTGCCGCATCGGCGGCGTACGTACAGCATAGAAAGAGGGGTGGCTTCCACCCCGTCTATGCCCCAAACTTTGAGAATTAAAAGGACCTGATCATGGTTGAAGTAAACGTTCCGAACATCAGCAACGTCCGCAATGCATTCGCTCACGTCCAGGCACATTACCTGGAAACGCCTGAGCCCGTGGACTCCAAATACTTCCAGGACTTTGGCGACGACATCGACATGGATGCGCTCAACGCTGCGCTGAACGAAGGTTCTGGCGCCGTCACTAAGCGGTTCATCAACACCACGCTTGCTGAACGTGAGTTTAGCAAAGCTGCCATCATGGCCGCTGAAGGTGAAACCATGCCGTGGGACGATGAGCCTGCTGATAAGCCTCTGGTGGAGTTGACTGACAATTTCCCAGAGATGCCAGTCGGCAATGTCCACAGCATGGACGAATACCTGGCCAGCAAAGGGCTGGAGCGTAAGCGGTACGAAAACGGTACTGACAGCAAGTACGTTCCGATGTCCGATCCCGCAACCAGTATCGAAGAACACGCTGAACGTTCCGGGATCGCCGATGTAGTGAACGTCACGGCGGCAGACTACGCAGAAGCCGTCCAAGAGCTCGGGAGAGAGCCTACAGCCGTCGAGCTGACCTATCGGGTCATCGGTCGTAACCCTGAGCCGGAGATCGCTCCTAGCGAGTATCAGAAGGCTGTGGTGCGTGATACTGGGCGTCTTGCTCTGGGCGGTTGCATTCCAACTGTCACCTGGCATGATCTGCAGAACGCGATCGACTATCTGGTCATCTTCAAAGGCATCATCACCAAGAAGCCTGACGAGAAGCTGGGTAAGCCTGACATGACTCCTGAGCAGCGGGAGAAGTTCATCGCTGACGAAGTGGCCTCGCCGATCTTCAAGATCATGATGACCAAGCTCAAGAAACAGTTGGTCTTCAATGGTGAGCTTCACGGCGTCAATGCCAAAGTCGTACGGGATGCAGGGTTCCCTGTCAGCTACATCACAACCACCGGTACACTGGTGGTCGAAATCACTAAAGACAACAAACTGTCCTGGAAAGCGTGAAATGCTCGAGCAACCATCTGGACGCGAGGTATCCACTCCTCGCGTTACTAGCCGTAAGGCTGCATGGGAAGCGTTTGAAGCGGCTATGTTGGCTCGCTACTCGAAGGCTCGTAACAAAATCGCCAAGACAGCTGCAAAGGAACAGCTGGCTTTCGAGAAGTTGATCTACGGTGAAGATTCCAAGTTGTGGATGTTCGTTCATCAAACTCGTTGGCGGCGTAAACAGATCCAGGTTGAGGAGTTCAAGACAGGTGTCCTTGTCTGGATCGATTTCGGCGGTGACAGGTACAACACCTACCTCAGCCCAACTGAATACGCCATCCGGGAAGAGTTTGAATTCTACCGTAAGCGTCAGAAGTATTTAATCGAAGATGCGGAGGAGCAAGTCACTGCCAGAGGCTACGGTAATAAGTACGTCAGTCACGAGGCTATCTTCAAAGAAGGCTTCTACCGCTTCGAGATGACTCCAGAGCAGATTGCTGAAGACGAACGTCTGAAGCAGCTCGAGTACGATGAGTTCATGGCCCGTCAATCCCAGCAGCGACAAGATGCCTGGGCCGTTGAAATGCGACAGCGCCAGTATCTGGTTAACGAATACATCAGTGAGTTCAAAGCGTTCCTGCCTAGCGAGATCAGGCAGTTCTTGCTGAATGGGCCTGCAATGTTCCGCGTACTCTATCTGATACAGGGGTATCCACACATCGACTCATTGACGACGGAAATCCTGGTGGCTACCATCAAGGCCGTCGACCACCGACTTCTGAAGGAGAATGCCTACGACATCATTGCAATGATGTTCGGGTATACTGACTTCGAAGCCGCCGAACAGTTCATAGCTGACGGCAAATTCTTAAACCTTAACTTCAAAGCCCAATGACCGAGGAGACAGCATGTCTGGTCAAGACGATAAAGCACTAACCTTCGACGAAGCACTGACCATCGTTATCAACGATGAGCAGGAGCTTCTGAACCACATCGATGAAGTAAGTCATCGCGTGGTCGACTGCGACAACTTCATCGCAGTGAAGTCCCGTATCGTGATCTCTGGTCACGAATTTACCACCACCGACAAGGTGAATAAACCTGCGGTGGAAATCGCCCGTTCGATCGCCCGCAACCAAACCGAGTTGCTGGAACTGATCGTTGGCAAAATCCGCGAAGGGGAGCTCGACGAGATCCACCAACGCACCGTCAAACTGAGCGATGAGCTCCAGAACGAGGAAGACTGATCATGGCGCACAACTGCAACGGTCCGATGGACCAAGAACCAAGCAAGTACCCTATCGCCGATATGGGTGCTGATTTCCAACCTGACGCGATGGACGACTTCGACAAGCGCGTCGCGAGCGGCGAATTCAAGGACAAGACCATGGATCAGATCCGTGAGATCTACGTTCAAGAAGAAGCCGACTTCGTAGAAGAGCAAGAATACGCAGACAACTGCCGCGCCATCGACGAGATGGAAGAGCGCGAGTTCCAGCGTAGCCTCGGCGAGTAATCGGCCAGGACCTCCTCGAAAGGGGAGGTCTTTTTAATTTTGTTGGGGAAAGGAATGTCGAAGGACCTAAAGGAACTATTGGCGTCGATAGTTATCATCACGCTGCTGTTCTGCTTAATCCGCCTGATCAACTGGTACTGCGCGAAGAAGATCCGAGTAAATAAGATCAATCGCCTACTGCTCTCTAGGGCTACCATGCGATCGGTCGTCATGAAGGCGGAGAAAGGTTATCGTCAGCAAGAGGCAATCCTGCTGAGTCAGATGGAAATGATCGCGAAGTCTATATTCGGCGGCGAGGTCAGATTCCTGCTAGATGAAATCAAATCAGCTGAAGAGCTTGGTGATCACATTACGCACGCTCGCAGTCAAAGAAGGCTAGACGAGATAGCCGACTCGATGGCTACTGATCGGGATATTGCGCTGGATAAGTTGAATCAAGCTTATCGTTTTAATGTAGCCACACCGACTAAACGAATTGATGAAATTGAACAAGAGCTGAAGGAGCTGAAATATGACCCAACTGAACAACTTGGATAAATTCAAGGAAGTGGACTTCGAAGGTCCTGAAATCAAAATGCATCTGATGAAGCCGCAATGTGCTCGGCAGATCGACGATCTACCCGACACTTCGTTCGTTATCCTCGATAAAGCCACTGGCGATTTCGAGCGCTTACATTACGGCGTCAACTACGAACCGATGGTGGACACCAAGGTCCGCGATCGCTTCTCTTATCCGCCGCTGACTTCCCGGAACATGGCGCAGAAGTTCGTGAATATGTTGACCGAGTTCGGGTTGGGTATTCGTGATGAGGTCGTCATCAGGTATCTGTCTGAACACAAGTTCACTTCTGAAGTGTTCAACGCCGTATTGCGACAAAAGTACAATACGCCGGCTAGCGTCTTGGTTCGCGACAGCGGTACAGTGTTCAACGTACCCTTCAATGGCGCCACTTTGCTCAGGATCTATCCTCGTCCAGAGAACAGTGATTCGATGTTCGAGAACTACACCTCGGGCCGAGACCAGTACGACATCCTGCGCGGTGCCGCAACGTTTAACGACGTCAACTATAGCTGGTCGCTGTCAAACCCTCACGCTGAAGGCTTCGGCCTCGATGCTTTACCCTCGATCCTGGATGAGATCAAGGAGCGGTTGGATCTAACTATCCCATGGCTCATGAAGAATGATCTTCTCATGTTCCACAGCATCAACCGAGTACATCCTGCCGAGATCAACTTCGGCGGTAACAATCATGGGTGAGGTTTTCAAGTTCTTAGCGATAGGTCTGTTGTTGGTATTCATCTGGTGGATGTTACGTCAGATAACTGCCAACAACAAAGTCATCTCTAAGCAGACCAGTCTGCATCGTAGGCTGAACGATCTACAGGCTGAGTTCAACGAAGAACGCAGCGGCTGGTCGAAGGTGTTCTTAGACGACTCTAAGAGCTTAGAGGAGAAGTCTGAGTACACCTCTCAGCATGTGCTCAGGCTAGATGTGATCAGTAAGAAGATCGACGCTGTTATCGCTGAGATCGTTGAGCTGGATCGTCAGTAAGGATAGGGGACTTCGGTCCCCGACTCCTCGAGTCTTTTTTTTTGTTTCGTGAAGATTGAATGGACATTGGGTATTGTATGTTCCACTCAGTATTTTCTCGGAAAGAGGAAGGAAGGGTGGAATTTGCGTAGCAAATTCCGGGTTGGTTGGAGATAGGATAGACCAGGTTCCGTACGGAGATGAGCGTAGCGATATCGACTAGGAACTTCTTATAGCGACGAAGTCGCTATTATACATCGTAAAAAATTACGTGAATAAGTAATGGTAAATCCTAATCCATCCAAAACAAAGGAGGGTGTCCTAAAACACCCTCCGTGAGAACACGAGCTTTTATGCTGCAAATAGGGTAGATAACTATCAGGACTCTGATGCTCTTTACTCTTCGGAAGAAGACCAATGATGTAACCATCAATCCTTAACTGGAAGGTTATTCCAATGACTGAAAACGAACATGAAGAACTCCATCTCAAGGATGGAGCTCCGGAACTTGCTTCCGAACCGGGTACGAAACCTCAAGGGGATGTAATGATCGAAATTCCATTCGATCAAAACTGGAACGGTGAAATGACCGATCTGGTACAGAGCCTGGAATCCAAAGGATGGAAGGTCAATACTCGAGTGTTCTTCGAACCATCCTTCGAGGAGAACACTTCTGACGGCGTAGCCACCGGCCGGCCGGTGTCTGGCACCTTGGAGGGTGCCAACAACATCATCGATGGCGTAAGCATGCCAAAGATCGATGAGAAGTCTGTCTACAAGGTCGTACAGATCGTGCGTCCTGAGGACACACTCCCTGGAGGTGATTCCAAGCTCCTCTACCTGATGAATGGTAACGGGGATGTGAAGGACTACATGAAGAACGAGGGATACCTCGTCGTGGATGATCAGGATGAACTCCACACTGCGTTGGTAAACCATCCCGAGAAAACGCCATAAAGGACCGATCACCCCGAAGGATGATCGATCCAATCTATCTACGGTAATACATTATCCACTCGAATCAGTATCGAGGCTTAGCACCGAGAGACATTTTCAAGATCTTCCGGTACTGTTCGGTATTGTTCATAGTGGAGATACGTTGCCACTTGGTGGTCAGGTATTCCCAGTACATCTGGTTTGCGTCAGCGTAGGAGTCCACGACCTCACGGATACGACCCAGAGTCATACCGCCTCGGATCTGACCTTCATCGAGGTCGATCACCAGAGTGTTGTAGACATAGCCCTTAACGGCTAGAGCTACGAGCTCTGCGAATGCGTGGTAGTAAACTGGCTTCAGGTCATTGAAGTTCGGTTCATGGGTCACAGTGGCTCGAAGCGCCGCATCGCCAATCACTTGGTTAGCGTCGTTTACGAGTACTGTGTTAACTCCTACGATCTGCACGTATGCTGTACCGAGAGTCGCCGTACCGCCTACAGCACGCATGATGTCACGCCCCACAAGGAGCATGTCAGAAGCGCGCCCGTCGTAGCCAGCGGTGCCTTGGCCAGAGAGTCCTTGGGTAATCCCGTAGACCAACTCGTGGACCGTGGTGATACGTCGACCGCCGAGTACATCCCGGCTGAATCGATAGATCATGTTCCAGGCATCGAGGAATTCGCGCTGAGCCAGTCCCAGCGGCAAGAACATCTCGGTGCCGCCAATCAGGTTCACATCGATCGACACCCGTCCCTCAATTACGAGTTGACGGATTTGCTGGTCGATGGAAACCGAGGTTACGTTATCGAAATACCGGTCGTTCTCTACCGGGTCGTAACGTTTCGGCATGAAAGCCTGCTTGAGAATATCTCGCGGGATCTCAGCCTTCACTTTGATGAGTGCGACCGTGACCGGGTCCATAAGTAATCCTCCCTAAGGAATGGGTGGTCATAGCACTAACCCGTACCTTTTCACGTAGTACACTGTCCATTAGGAGACATGCATGTCTGAAGTCCAAGCGCAACAAACCCTGATCGAAGCCAAAGCACAGGAAGTCAAGTTCTGGGCTGTTGGCGGTACCGGTATCAACCAGCTGAAGGCTTACCGCAGCGACCAGCCGAAGAACTCTCTGCAGCTGGCCAATGAAACCTTCATCTACGTCGACACCAGCTTCGCCAACATGGTCGGTTCCGCCGCCGACAATTTCTTCGTCGTCAACGACGGTAAGGGCCTCGGCAAGAACCAGGTAGAAGGCGACCGGATCTTCGAAGCTGAAATTCCAAAGCTGATGCTCAAGCACAAGCCGGCCAAAGTTAACGTCGTGTTCTACTCGCTGTCTGGCGGCACTGGCTCCACCGGCGGCCGTCGCCTGGTGCGCGCTATTGCGGAAACCGGTGCTATCGTCATCGCGATCGTTACCGGCGACTACAAGTCCGACCGCTCTACCGGTAACAGCCTGGGGTCCCTCATCAACCTGGAACGCGACCTCGCCGAAATCAACGCCGAGTACGCCGTCTCCTACCACAAGAACGACCCGAAGAAGTCGCTCGCCGACAACAACGAAACGGCTCTGCGCATCGCTCGCTGGATCTCGATGTTCGCATCCGGCAAGAACGCCCACATCGACGAGAACGACATCCGCAGCTTCTTCAAGTACAGCGAGAACACTCGCCACAAGGCGCAACTGGCCCTGCTGGAAGTGTTCGTGCGCGAAGAAGACCTGCTGGCCGCGACCAACGATTCTCCGGTTATCTCGTACGGCGCCCTGATGAAGTCTCACGACTCCATCGTGCCTGACGTCGATGCTGCCTACGACACCGTGGGCTACCTGCCGGAAGAAGGCCGTGCATTCGACAACTCGTTCTACTACACCCTGTCGGGCCTGCGCATGAAGCCAATCCTGGCTGAGCTGAAGACCACTCTGGCTGAGTTCAAGCAGAAGGTCGGTATTACCGAGCAGCCTGAAACCCTGCTCGATGCTCCAGCGGTAAGCGGTCAGAAAGGTTCTACCGTTTACCTGTAACAGGTAAACCATACGGGGCGGGGAAACCCGCCTTGTATGCCCTCAATTCAAAATAGGTAATGCAATCATGACAGCCACAAACATGGTGTTTGTCTGCGAACAGTGCGACAACGTAGACCACCTGCAAGCAACCCACCAGCAAGGCGGAGGTTTCCGCTGCCATCGTTGCATCCATGGCGACTGGCACGGTATCTTCGAAGAAGAGAAGTACGACGAAAACAAGCACGTTTGTATCAACCGCCACAATCCTTATTTCGGTGAGAATGGCGAGCCGAGCTTCAGCTGAGAAGCCGGCACAAATTTCAGGGAGGAGGTTGAAAAACCTCCTCCCTACCCTTTATTTTTTGTAACTAAACACCGTGCACCCTAATCATGTAGTCTACGGAGGTGACTATGCAATTATCGCTAAGGCATGTGGTTGAGGAGCGCGAAAAACGCGAGCCCCCGCCGCAAAAGAAGTTCGAAAGACGCGAGAACACTTTGCTGGTAGACGTCAGAGACATACTCGACCGCCTCAACGCGACGGGTAGGTTTGATGAGTCCATTCTGGAATCTTGGTTTGCCAGGCTATACTGCAAGGCGTGGATGATTCCGTGCGTCAGTATGCGGCTATTCGACTGTAAGGATAAGAACGTTCCTTACGAAAGGATGCGGGTAACCCTTACCGCCCAAAGCCTCTGCATAGACCCATTACAATATCTTCCGCCGCCAGAACCAAACTGGCTCGACGATGAGGGAATCTACTTCCTTATCGATGGCGATTACTTGGCCATGGGGAATAGCCGTGCAATTGAGCAGTGTTGGCGAAATATGTATCCTTGACTACTCAGATGTCAGCGGTATCGCTATTGGGGAAGTTGCCAAATATAACGATAAGCTGACGGCAAAGGACCGTCGGTTCATTGTCGACCTTGTAGCTGAGATGATCGACGACTACCTTACCACCAAGATGTGGTGGACGAAGTGCCTCGATGAGAAGGACAACGACATCTATGTCGACAAGTTCGATGGTCTGCTAAACGACCACCCTGATCCCAATGAGATGATCGAACAGCTGCGAGATGCGATCGCATCGTTGCTAAGATCTGTTATCAAGTTACCGACGTGGAATGTAGTATACATGAGACGTCGCACAACTGGCATTGAGATCGAGATGGGCGAGGACTACCGGATTACTGATTGGATGAAACGTCATGCCAATGAATATCTCCCTAAGAGGCACAGAAAGAAAGAGTGGTGAGTCGCTCGTCTACGCAGCCAACGATTGGATGCGCCGGATAGAGGAGTTCTACGTAGAGTTCGACTACTACGATGGATTCCTCATTCAGAACTACACCAAGGCCATTATCGAAAAGGTGGCCGTCAGCACCATTGATAAAACAGCACCGTCCCTACTGGAGATTGCGCGTAGCCATTGTAAAAAGCGTGAGCATTTCCTGCCGCTTCTTGAACTCATTGCCGAACTGGACGATGAGCTGAGACTATTCTTTGCGGACAACGTGGACGAGATGATGGTGATTACTGCCGCCAGTATCCCGTACGATACCAAGTTCCTCGTTGTCGAAACCACTTATTTCGGGAGGTCCGATGAAACTGGATTTGAAAGATATATCGAAACTAGTCGCCGAGAAGGGGAAGTTGTACACCCCGAACTCGACCGATGGATCAGCCAATGGCGAGCAGAAGGAGATCCAGCTCAGGTATTCCTACGCCATCGTCACTGTCTCTAACCTGGGCCTCGATGCGATGGAGGATGAAACCTCCGTTGACCAATCGGCCCTGCTGGCTGCTGTCCTGCGTAGCGAGTTCTTCGATGACGACTTCTCGCTCAAGCATCTGTCGAACAACACGCCGCATACCGCGGCTGACCGTGTCGACGAAATCGCCGGTGTCATCGACTCGTGGTATTCCGACAAGGTCGACCAGCTGCATGCTGAGTTTGACTTCCTGACCGCCATGCGTCCAGCGCGTATCAGTGACCTGATCGTGGTCAATGGTTCGGCCCTGCTCGAGATCTGCCAAGGCGAGGAGGAAACCAACGAGGATTTCGGCGTCGTCGATATCGCCAACGACTCTCAAGAAGCAGAGGTCGAAGACGAAGAGGAAGAAGGGGAAGAATGATGGATCTGAGACTGTCGTTCGGAAGGACAAAGTCTCTCATCGTCGATATCTGCCCCGAAGAGCTTGAAGCACTTACCCGCCTGGGGGACTTTGTCCCCCATATGTGCCGTAAGGACTTCACTGAGAAGGTTTGCAGTCTCCTGCTGGTATCGATCCTCGTAGCCAATCGGAACGAGATTATCGATGCGTTTGAGAGATTGGTTGTCATGACTTCGCTAACGAACATGTCCGACAACCATAAGCTCTGGGGTGAATTCCTACAGCTCCTCAACTATTTCAGGGATCTGCACCATCATGAAGATGGCCTGCGGGATGAGCTCAATCGATTACCTCGTGGTGATCTGAGAGTGAATCCTGAGGAACGATTCCAGATCAAGTTCGCCAAGCGCGGCAGCTACTTAATGGTGACCTGATGGACGACTTCCGGCTCGTGGCTAATATCGACCAAGAGGCCGTACTCCAGTTCTACGAGATAGCCGACATCCTGTGCCGAGGACCTGATCTGGAAGATGAAACTCCAGTGATCGTCACCGGCCTGATCTTCTCGGCTGTCCTGGACCTGTGGGTAAACGCTAATTGGGATGATCTTGATGTGATCAAGGAGTTCCTCGACAATTGCGACGATGTCCGTGAGGCCGGTAAGGCCAAACGTTGGCTTGAGCAGTTGACGAGGCCCGTGCACCAAGACTTCCCAATTTGGTCGGATACTAAAGAAACTATCGAAGAATTAGGCAGGGAGATTCGAGATAAACACAAGGGGACACCTCGCTTTGGACAATTTCGAACAGCTAAGACTGGCGGTAGCTTTACTTGCAACGTACACTTCGACACAGACTGATGGAGCGAAAAGAATGGCTGGTCGGAAATGTTTTATCTTCGAACTACAACCTTACCATAGCGTGACCCGTGACGCTATGGTTTCTATGCTGTCCGCATGGGTATTAGCGACCGCTGAGACTGATACATGGATCGGTCACCACAGGGCTCGTGAACTGATGAATAAGTACAAACTTACGAGCAGAGCTATCGAGGATATGTCAGTAATTGTCCTCGATGCCATGCACGATAGCGGTTTGTATGAGCATCTTAACTTCAACAAGGCTGAGCTGATCAACAGTAATTGTCAGATCAACAAGAGCAACACAGCGTACGTGGAGCTTGAATGGGTATGACTAATAAATTGCCTGTCGCCACTAAAGAGATGATCATCTCGCTGTACGATGATCGCCTCAACATGTTTACGTCAAAGGACGACATGGGGTATTACATGGAGGTACTGGGTGCGGTCGTTAGCGACTTCATCATGATGTACCCTGTAGCGCACCATGTCCTTAACTGGCCGCCGACAGAGATCATTCTCGAGCACTTGTCGGCAGCTTCCCCAGTCAGGACTCTGTACGAATCCCTCGCTACATTGTTGTCTGAGACGGGATATCCGGTGACCGTGATCAGCAACCTATCGGTGGTCCATCATGCCCCTCGGGAAAACACTGTCATTAAAACGTCGTCCCATCTGCGGCTCGGTAGGGTCCACTGACCGACCTGAAGCCCAGTACATCGTAATCAACATCGACGACATCCTGAGAGACTTCATCAGCGATGTCGACTCCAACGTTGACGATCTCGGCTACAACGTGAAGGCTATCCTGTCCGAATACTCAGGCTTTGCCCATGGGCGTTCTACGGATAGCTACATGCCGTTGGCGGATACGCTGTACAGAAAGCGGTATGTAAATAATGAAATGGATGCAGAATTCATTGCAGAGAAATGCATGACCTACCTGTATCCCGGAATAACGGAGTTGATAAAAGGCCTAGGGTACTTAGCTGCGTCAATATACCAAGTGAATTTCAAGATAGTGAAGTCGACGCGCAACACTACTTGCGATGTGATGTTCAAGGTTATTTGAATTGGGGGATAACGCATGGCGCGTTATGAAATCGTGGGCTACTGTCCAGCACTGGCAATGGTTCTCGAAGAAGCTTGCTACAATAAAGTGCCGTACGAGCACTGCGACGAGTCACCCCCGTTCCCTGTCTGGCGAGCCCAGAGTGAGAGGAAGCGTTTCTGGGGAGATCTCGAACGAGCGTTCGTCGACGTGGACCTGCTGGACCGCGAATATGAGCACGTAATGGATGAGATGTATCACGCTATCCTTACTTGTGAAGACGATGATTTGAAAGAGATGGTGCTGCGAGGCACTCTGAAGCATCTGGACGTCGACAAGCGTGGCTACTACAGAGCCATCGAGGAGTAATAGCGTGAAGCTCGTTTCCGAAAACACTGGCAAGACGTTGACCTTCGAAACCGTCGCTGGTGAGAAGTACAGCAACCTGAAGTTCGTGTCGCTACCTGACGCGGACATGGTGGCGGATACCGGTTACGATCCAATGGCCAGGCACACCCAGTACTGGCCGTACATCAATGACGGTACCCCAAACGACTATCGGGCCTACCCGTATGCGAAGTTCATCAATGCCGAAAACAAGGCGGTGTACTTCGGCATCCCGTGGATTCGCGAGTCGTCGATCGTGGAGAACTCATCTCCAGCTACCATGTTTACCTTCCCGGCCGGCACCACTGCCGCTCAGATTGACAACGTGCGAGCCATGTGCCTGGCCTCAGGCATTGAAGGCTTCACGGTGACTACTCTGTAGTCTATCCCCACCTACTGGCTACGGCTGGTGGGTGGGGAGGCTATGCCTCTTCTTTTTTTTCTTACTGGCGAACCTAAAGATACGTGAGGCAATTAGTAAAGGAAAGGTCATGTCCGCCGAGAATCCGTTCCTGTGGGATGTCAGCAAATATAGTCGCGACATCGAAATCCGTAAAGGCTACATTCAGCAGGTCGCTAAGTACCTGTCGCTGCAACTTCAGAAGCCGTATGAAGATTGCTTGAAGTATGTGGTCAACAAGTTCAAAGAAGACAAAGGGGTGAAGTTCCGAGACCCCGGCATGTTGCAACTGGTCCGCAGAGGTCCAGGGCACCGCGAGAAGGACGAAACCACGTTCCTCAACTACGTGGAAGATATCGTACACACCGGCCGCATTGTGTCGCCATCTCTTGTGGTGTACGAACGTCCAGAGGTTGAGAAGTCCGTTACTGCTGAGTGGCAGGACGACAACATCAAAGCGCGTAAGAAGTCGAAGAACGCGATGTTCGAGTTCAAGCAGCTCGGCGAATTGATGAAGGCAGCCCTGGCAGACTACGACCAGAACGCCCGTAAGATCCGAATCAACTCCGTGTCCGGTATGCGCGGCTTCGAAGGTAACCCGCTGTATCTGGCAACTGGTCACTCCAGCTTGACTTCGCTGTGCCGGGCAGCAGCAGGCTACGGCAACGCCACGGTAGAACGTTTCCTGGCCGGTTCGCGTCATTACCACAGTCCTGAGATCGCCAAGGCAAACTTGGTAGCGATGCTGACCATCGAAGATTCGGCTCGCATCCAAGCGGTGATCGAAGAGTACAACCTGGTCTACCCGTCGGTGGTTGACACTCTCGAGATGGTGAACCGGTCGTCTGACCTGTACTGGCAGATCCCTGAAGAGTCGACCATGATCCTGTCGATGATTCAAGGCATGACTCCACTGGAGCGTGCGACTGTCTGCTACTCTGGCGACTTGTTCCACGTTGCCAAGCTGAACCCTGATGTGGTCAAAGGGATGATGGGCTCGTTCATTGATAGCGACCTGTCCGACATGCCGGATGTCGATACCAAAGCTCTGCTCAAAACCCTTGACTCGACAGAGAAGGCTTACGTGAGTGCTCTGTGTGCTGACGTTCTGATGGGTACGACCCTTAACGAGGTTGAAGAGAAAGACCCAGCAGGTTGGCAGAAGATCGGCAAGATGGCGACAAAGTTCATCGCCAATCGTAAGAAGTACTACACGCTGATCAACGCGCTGTTTGCACCTAAGCACCTACCGCCTACCGTGGCATCGTTGAAGTCTATCCAACGCCGGGTATGTCTGGCAGCTGACACCGACTCCTCGATCTTCACCACGGCGTACTGGGTCAAGTGGTACACCGGTAACCTGAAACGCGGTAAGACCGAAGACAACATCTGGTATCTGGCCACTTACATGGTCTGCCAATGTATCGCGCACTCTCTGGCGATGCTGTCGGCTAACGTGGGTGTGGAACCTGATCAGATCTTCCGTCTGGCAATGAAGAACGAGTACGCATTCCCTGAGTTTGCACTCACTAACCTTGCCAAGCACTACTTCTCCACCATGTCGATGCGTGAAGGTAACGTATACGAAGAGTTGGACATGGAGATCAAGGGTGTTGAACTGCGCGGTTCTACTTCGACTAAGGCTGTTCTGAAAGCCCAGTCGGACATGATGAAGAACATCCTCCACACGGTAGACCGCGGCGAGAAGTTGCTTGCTCGCGACCTGTTGGAAGAAGTGGCTAAATACGAGATGGGTACCATCACGTCGATCAAGAAGGGCGAGTATACCTACCTGCGCTCAGCTCAGATCAAGCCTGACAGTAACAAGATGCCTCACCACGAACTGTGGCAGGAAGTGTT